TCCGCCACCCCCGCCCATATTGACCATCGGCGCGGTCGGCGCAGCCATTTTCTTGATCACAGCCTCACCGTCGGCAATCTTCTGCAGCAACTGTTTGGCTTGCGGGCTTTGCGGATCGGCATGGGAATACTCGGTCTTCAGGTCATTGACCTGATCACGGGCATCCTCGATCTGCTGGACTTGGTTCTTGTTTTCCTTGCTGGTACGGCGCATTGAGATTTCCTTGGCCTGCTTGTAGGACATATCCCCGAATTGCACATCATCCGGAAAGATACCGGTCTTCTTCAGCCGGTCACGCCCAGCCGTCCATTCCTTCGCATAAACCTGTTCGCGCTGGTCGGCGGGCGCTGCGTCGGCTGCTGCAATAGCCTGTGTCTGCTCATCGTTGATGGCTTCAGACTTGGCCTTGTGATCTTCCACCAAAGCCTTGCTGCGATCGAGCGCTAGGGTTTCGATCTGCATCTTGTCCTTGGTTTGCTTTTGCAGCAGGTCGCGTCCCAGTATCGGGTTGGTCTTCACGATCTTGTCGATAGCATCTTGCGACCACAATCCAGTCTTCGGATCAAGACTGCCGGGTTCTGAGGCGACTTGCGACAGGAACATCTGGTTGTGCAGTTCCTGTTGGCCCGCCATCACCCGCATCTGGTCCAGTTTTGTGTTCTGCATTTGCTGCTGAATTGAAAGCGCGCCGGACTGCGCCTGATACGGGGTCATCAGGTTTGGAGGGTTTATTCCCATTGGTATGGAAGCATCGACGGGCATTATGGCGGCACCGAGTAAGAAATGTTTCCTGTGCCGCCGCCCATGTCATACGATTGGCTGTAATTGCCTGGCGCATTTTGCAAGTATTGGCTCTGCAACCATTGGTTGTAACCTTGCCCGATCCCGCTGGTCATCGCATTCGATATGCCCACTGTACCGGCTGCGTTGGCATTCCCCGCACCGATCATGTTTTGCCCGATCTGGCCACCGACTTGCGTACTGAATCCACCCAAGTTCGCGGCGGCATTTTGACCCATACCAGCCACTCCGGAAAGCGTGTTGAACTGCTGAGCTTTGGCCTGATTGCCTTGCAGGAATTGGCTCATGTAATCATTCAGGCCAGAGCTGTAGCCTTGCAGGGCATTGCCTTGCGTCCAGCCCATCAGAGACTTCATGTTGTTGCTGTTTGCGCCACCAGTCATCGATGACTGGTTACCAGCTGCGTCGACCGCATTCTGGGTTTGATTCTGCATGATCTGGTATTCGGGGGAATTCTCGAAAGCCTTCATATCGTATGGGGTATACGACTGCGGCATGAGCGAGCCATCGCCTTTTTTGCCGGAACTAAAGTAGTCTGCCAAGACTGGTGCTTGACCAAGTTTGGCTCTTAGTTGTGATTCCATTTGACCCCTAAGATCACCTGGAATATCACCGCTATTCAATACAGAATTTATCTGTCCATTAGCAGTATTCCCAATCTGCTGTGGATTTGTCATAACCGGCTTGGCCACCAGACAATTTTGCATCCTGATAATTCCCAGTTGTCCCAGCCATGAGCGCGTCTAGTGCGCTCTTCCCAGCATCCATGTACGGCTGTTCGTTCTTCTGGGTGGTATTGAACATCGACAACTGGGCGGCAGTTGCATCGCGCGCCGCACCAGCTTGGGTGTTGGCCGCCATGTTTGAACCAATACCGCCAATTAAGGCACCGCCAACTATCGCAGTAGCAACCCAAGTTTGCTTGATGTGCTCTTCGTGACGTGCTTTATGTGAGCCAAACATGATTTTGTCCTTCCATCATCGCGACGGTAGTGTATCTATTGTGTCCCCAATTTGGGGAATTTTCAAGGAATTGTTGGAATCGAACAAAGCCAGTTCATCAGGTTCGATCAGTTCTGCCTCGATTTCGTCCAGATTGGTCAGCGAGGTCAAATGCACCGTGATGCCGATCGCGTCAGTCCGCGCGTAGGTGATGCGCTTGGTGCCCGGCTGTGATTCGATCACATCGCCAGCCTTCAGTGTCTTCCAATTACCATCCCCGGATGATACGGCGATCTCGCCCATGGCGCACAGGAAAAAGTGTGGGCATTTGTGTACCTTGCCCACGATTACTGTCCCGGCTGGCCGCCAGAGCTTGCGCAGGTACATTCCTGGCACGAAATGATGTGTGGTTACCAACCCTTCAGCTTGCGGCATGGCCGACATCACCTTTTGCAATTCTTCCACCCGCGCGCGCGAGTCTACGATAAGTTCATCCATATCAATACTCGAATCCAGTAACAATAACCGACGTGCTTGAAGTCGCACTGTTTTTCGATATGAGTGATGCCTATTTGCTGCGCTGCGGCTATTTCAATGCCATCAGGTATGTCGTAGTTAACATTCATTCCGCCTCCCGCAAGGCCGGTTCCCAATTGCGTTGCAATATCCAGGGCGGCAATGATTCCGCTGGTGGCATTTACCGTTGCCGCTGACCTCACCCGTATCCTTCCATAAACTGCGGTCGAACTGGCATCCTTGATTGTGCCGCTGATTGCAGTTATGCGCAGCGTCTTGCCTGCTGTCACAGAGTAACTCGTTCCTGTCGTTATCGTTCCGCCGGAGTTGATAGTTGTTGTCGCCAAGGCTTCTGACGTTATCCCTGCGATGTTGTCGAAATAAAATACCTTGTAAATCCTGCCGGAGTCTTTGGCATCTTGTGTAGCAACCATATTGCCAGGTTGAGTACCTTTTACTGTGGTTGCGTTATCAAGAGTCACCACTGATGCAGATATAGATAAGTACATCGCCCCAGCAATCGAACCAGAAGTTAATGCAGTTGCACGCACTCTGAAATAATTCACTCCGCTTACATCGAACTGCCAAGCACCGGCAGCACTTGCACCTGTGTAAGCGACGCCATCGCCCATGAATTGGCCGGTAAGCGCTGCCCAATTGGCGTTGTCGTTACTTCCTTCAAATACCACCACGCCACCCGTTCCCACTGATGTAATTTGAACCCCGAGCGTTCCCATCGCGTAATTGGTAATGCCTGCTACACCTGTCGATGTGGTGATGTTGATAACCGTGTTTGTGTTCGGCAGTACAACTGGTACAGATGCAGACTGGGTTGTTGAACCTAAATTCAAAGCAACGCCATTGACTTGATACAGGTTCACGGCCGACGTGACGGTGCCTGTAATTGTAGAGGTAACCGTATTGGTAACTGCTGTTGTGACGGTGCCGCTGATCGCTGTTGTCCCTGTGACAACTGTTGTGCCGGTTGGGGTTGATGTCACGTTTCCGGAAATGGTGGTCGTGCCACTTGCCGCAGTGGTTACGGTGCCAGAGATTGCCGTCGTTCCTACAGGGCTGGTATAGATAGGCTTGCTCGTCGATGATCCTATGCCATCCGAAGCGAGTGCGACCGGCATACTTGACGCTGATACAGCCTGTCCCAAAGTGATGGCGACGCCGCTCACCTGGTATAGATTGACGGCTGTGGTCCCAGTGATCGTCGACGTGACGTTTCCTGCTATCGTCGTGGTGCCGGTAATCGTAGTGCTGACGGTTCCGGAAACTACCGTGGTGCCGCTGGGAACGGTGGTGACAGTGCCGGCGACCTGGCTGGTGCCGATCGGGCTGGAATAGAGCGGCTTGCTTGTAACTGCACCTAGCCCATCAGATGGCAACACCACCGGCAAACTGGCTGCTTGTGTGGTTTGTCCAGCTGGCGGAAGTGGGTTGTAGCTCATCAGATTATGTTCCAGTTGGCGCCGTCGCTGACCAGATCAACAGACTGGTACTGTACTGGCAAGCTCAATGTTGCGCTGCCGTCCGCATTCTGGCCACCTGTGAAGTTGACACTTGCCACACCAGTGCCGACATTTTTGACGGTGTACTGATTGCTGTTGCCCACCGCGGTCGGAATCGTTACCGAGTGCGTCCCGGACACCAAATACACATAATCGGTCAGGACTGTTGCACCGGGCTACGGTATTGACTGCCACCGAATTGATCGATCGAGTGATACCTGATCCAGCGCCGCCGGCGGCACCCCACTTCACCCCAAGCGTCTGGGTGGAATCGGCGGTCAGGACAGTGCCATCAGCCCCAACTGGTATGCGCGCGCCGCCCGTATCGAAGCCGTACAGGTCGCCATTGGTGGTGAGTGGTGAACTTCCCCCCTGCAAGCTCAACAGGAACTTGTACCAGACCGTCGACAAGCGGCTTTTGGGATCTCCTTCGATTAGCGGAGTGGTAGCAGAGATTTTCATGCTGGACCTCCTTCGAATTCTGCGCCCGTTATCTTTATCCCGATTGGATCGATACCGCTGATTTCCCAAATACGATCGAGCCCATTAAGTTTCGTGGTTGAACCAAGTCGCTTTTGTTCAACGCGCCATCTGGTTTCGCCTATTTTCCCAACGGCCATCTGGAAATATGAAGTCCATGTATATCCGCCGTCGTCAGACCAGCGCAACATGATTTGCGGATCTGTACCGCTTGGCACTGTAACCCCTGTCTCCATGATGATTTGCAGCGAATCAAAGCTCATTTCCACGCCTTGCGGCATGCTGGATGGTAAAGCTCTCCATGTCCTTACCCATTTCCTTGGCTGGCCATTATCTGTGAACACCGTATTATCCAGCGCGTAGATATTTCCTGACTGGTAATCACCAACGATATTCAGCTTGTTAAAAAATACGGCACAATTCGCCGCATCACGCACCAACTTTCCATTGGAAAAGCCGGCACGTTGCGCCCATTTACCGGTCGTCAGGTCATACGCCCACGATTCCCCTTGGGATGGGAAAGTCAGCACATAGAAATAATGCCCATCTTCCTGATATCCCCAGCCAACTGCGTCATCACTGGTCGTGAAACTCTGGAAGCGATTCGATAATGCAAAGGTGGTGATCGGCTTGGCTTGATATCCGAACGACATATAAACGACGCCACTACCCTGTTCGCTTCCGCCCAGCCATGCGATGGCCTCACCCAGTTGCGCAACTGATGCCGGTGCGGAACAACCAACCACACCTGACACACCAACGAGCGGAGTGAATGAAAACCCTGCTGAACCTTGATTGATCCATATCTCGTAAGAATTTACCTTGAATATCCAAAGCTCTTCTTTCATGTCGAACAAGGTCACAACATTTTTGGCATTGTTCTGAACATAGGCATTGTTCGGAGTTGGCGGAGCGCCCGACTTCAACGTGGAAAGGTCATTGTATTTCGTCTCATAAACCTGGTTGTCATTCGAATTGACAATGCCGAAGCCATCCTGGTAGACAGCTACAATCGGGTTCACACAAGAGACTCCAGCCTCTGGTATCGTCTGGGTAAAGGTAAGTGCGAGCAAGTCCCACACCCAGCCGCCGGTGCCATCGACCGCCATGATCTGGGTAGGACTGTTGATGATCGATACCGCGCCGTTGTTGCTGCCGATAGTGCCCAGCAATGTTGAAGCATAAGTCGTGGTCACGGAATACAAACCGTTCCCGCTCACCAGATACATCAAGCCATCATTCGCTTGGTACATTCCCCTGATCGGGCCGGTGCCGATTGTGGCGAGCAGTCTTTTTCCCGGGCACATTGATAAGCATGCCGACTTCAGGACCTTTTGGGCCGTTCACCATTTCTGGATAAAGATTCGTGCAGATGTCAGTATTGCCTGAACGCGCCCTGTCCTGACTGAAACTTTCGAAGCATAGGCGACAGCATTTAACTGTTCCCGCGATTGGTTGAGTCGGTGAAAATGTTGTAGGAAGAGGCGGCTTTGCTGACGATCGCGCTATCGTAAGAACTGGGTGACATGCGGATATTAGTTCTCTTGATCTTCGCCAGAGATTCATCTGCCAACTTGACCAGCCATCCGTATGGGTCACCTTGTTTAAAATACGGCCACAAGCGAATGCTCATGTTGTTCTTGATCGCTGACATATAGCCAGGCGGAAGGTTGAATGGTGTGTCCAGTGTAGGCATGTCAGGCAACTGCAGGCGAGAATCAAAATAGACTTTGTATGCTTGGCTGGGCACCCGGATAGATATTGATGATGCCATAAGGAGATTGCGGATCGTAAAACAAAATGTATGGCAAGTCGGATGATTCTGTCAGCAATGGGATCTGGTTCCACTGGTCCTGCTCGATCACATCCATGCCAAACCGGTTGCCGTTCGTGTCCACTAGGTAAGCGGCGCCAGGGCCTTTGATTATTTCAAGTGGCCTCACCTGATTGATTACCGCACCAACGCCAATGGTGTACGAATTTATTCCGGCCTGTAGCGGGAAGTTTTGTTCAAGATTTGCGTAGCAGGTCAAACTTTCATTCGACCATTCATCCAGCATCTGATTCAAGAGCGACTGTCCGCGCGCACCATCGGCCGCACCCAGCGCTACACCAGGGGCATATACCTTAATCTGTTCTAATGCGTCCTGTAAAATCGACCTGACGGTATCAAGAGGTAATGAGGATGGTGTTATGTAGATGGTCATTTAATTTCCTTAAACCGCCGAAGCGGTCAGGTTTAGACAATGTTTATACTTACCCTTAAACCGCCGAAGCGGGTTATTGTTTATTACTGATTAAGAGTTAGGCAGTAATGTACCAAGCTGTTGTGCCGTGGTCGTATTGCAATTTGACTGGTGTATTCGCCACCAGTGCAGACGGTGCGCCTACAAATGTTGCGCCAGAACTAATCCATGTAGTCGCAGCTCTATTTGCAGTTGACATAATTGTAACTGTCTGCCCATCTATTGAGGCTGAACCTCCCGGTATGCTAATTGCAAAGGAAGCTCCCGCCGTTCCTGTAAAATAATAGTTCTTATACGTCCATGCGTTGTATGCTGTAAGAGAATTGGTGACTATAACTGACTTGCTTGTTTCTCTTAAAAATCCACTATATAAAAAATCACCTGTGTCGTTAAAATATCCAAGCATAGTATCAGTACTGGCAGTACGTTTTGCAAATTCTAATCTCCATCCTCCACCATTACCAACATAGATACGTCCCAGTGACGGAGAAGCTGGCCCATTCGCAATCCACAATGTAGTGTCCGTCTGTGCTGGCAAACTTGATCGTCCCGTAATATTTACGGCATCCCCTAAATGGTGGATTCCAAGATCAGCAAAAATTCCATAGTTGGTAACTCCAGCAGTCTGGGCGCTTACAAATAAACCATAAGCATTTGTGATTGTTCCGCCGCCTGTATTTGATATAGTGCCAGCAAACAGTGCTGATGCCGCCGTTACGGTTCCGCTTGATATGTTTTTAGCATCTCCTGCCACGCCACGAAGATTTGTTGCATTTCCGTTATTTGATGGTGTTTGGTCTGGGTATCCTGCATGAGCGCCACCATTCCAAGCATTTCCAACTACCCCAACGATTAGTGTTGCTGTTGCTGACCCTGAATTGAACGACTCAAAATCTCCCCCGTAACCAGCGTTAAGTGCGCCTGAACCAAAGTGGCTAAATGAACCGTATGTAGCAGAAAGTGATCCAGTCCATACTGCAGTGCTTGCTGTTGGAGACCACAACTCAGTCGTTTGCCCAAATGATAATGCGCTAACTATTCCTGTTTGATACAAGCCCTGCTCTACATTAAATCCTATAAGTTGGGCTTGTGTTTGATTGTTGCTTATTAAACGCTGTATGAATGTCCCAGACAGTCCATTTTTTTCTATGATTTGACCAGATAAAACACCAGTTCCGGTAAACGTAACGCCAGATTCTATATTCCAATAACCGGAATTAGGACTTGTGTTCAGCAAATATGTCCCAGCAGGGATAACAACAGATTGGGTTGATGCAGCAGATGCTAAATTAAACGCTGCTGTGGAATCAGCGACTCCGGTATTATCAGCACCAAAATCCAACACACTAACACTCTCGCGTAGCTTACTTTCTACGGTCCTTGCAACTGCACCTGCACCAGCCTGAATGAGGCCAACCATCTGACGATCCAGCCGATGACCGCTTGTAATCAATCTCTCCCTGCACAGTGGTATAGTTTGCCCCGTTGTTGGCATCGTTTGCGCTAACTACTAATGCAGGGTATGACGCTGATGTAATGTCTTGCAGCAGAAGATCCCGAATGATCGGCTGGGTTCCTGCTGCCGGAGATTCAACGATCTGGTAGTGACCATCTGCTGCATAAAATGGAGCGGTGCCGTTAGTTTGGGTGGTAAGCGGCTGGGGGAGTGGA